ACAAGAGAAATTTAATGGATAAAATATGAAAGTTTGCAGTTGTTGTCATACATCAAAGGACATTTCATTTTTCCATAAAGATAACAAGGGAAAGGCCGGGAGGTCTGCTCGTTGCAAGGAGTGTGCAAAGAAAAAATCTAATGAATGGTATGCGAACAATAAAGAACGAGCCTCCGCTCGGAGCAAGGAATACGATAAAACGCATAGCATACAAAAGGTTAAAAACGCTGTTGAATGGGCAAATAAAAATCCACAAAGGCGTTTTGCTATTCATCGCAAATGGTACGATAAAAATAAAGAGCAAAAAAAGATTTCTGACAAAATAAGATACGAATTGAACAAGCCTCATATTATGGAATTAGCGAAACTGAATATGCGAAAGAGGAGATTAGACCCTAAGTTTAAATTATCATCATCTATGAGTCGGGGAATAAACGCCTCGCTACATTACGGAAAGCAAGGCCGTCACTGGGAATCACTTGTTGGTTATACTATTCATCAATTAAAAAAGCATATCGAAAAACAATTTAAGGACGGCATAAGCTGGGAGAATTATGGCAAATGGCACATTGACCACAAGATTCCAATCGCAGCATTTAATTTCCAAACACCGGAAGATATTGACTTTAAACGATGCTGGGCATTGTCGAATTTACAGCCGATGTGGGCTTTAGAAAACATAATAAAAGGGCATAGGTTGGAAAAGCCATTTCAGCCATGTTTAGCAATTGCAGTTTAATAAATTTAAAAAAGGAGAAATTATGAAAAAGATATTTGCAGTAATATTAATATTAGCATTCGTTATCGGTTGTACCGGACTTAATGCTTCAACGTCTATCAATGTGGCAACTGATACGGCCTTTGTTTTAGCACTTCAGAATAACCCCAGTTACAAAGCGCCGGTTATTGATGCGCTGAACAAAATCAAAACATTTTTGAATGGTAAAGTTACCTACGATGATTTGATCCTCGAAATATCAAAGCAGTTGCCGGATAAATACGCCGTTATTGCCGTTGTCTTAACGGGATATATTGAAACCGACAAGCCGGTATTTGAAACTTATCTGTCAATGCTGGATTCATATAAAGTTGACGTAATTAAAAAAATTGACCGTCTTATAACCTTAGCAAGCGTTTAAGGACTTACTATGATTTGTGTATTAAAAACCGCTCCGACAATTGAACCAATTTCATTAAGTGAGCTGAAATTGCATTTAAAGCTCGATAGCGAAACTTTTGCCGGTGATATTATTACCTATCAAAGCATATTGCCAGGCAGTCATGTTATTGCTAATAATTATACCACCCACGCAGGCACTGGCCTAGCCGTAAGCGGGAAAACGGTAGTTGTCAATCTTAACGCCGGAACCGTAGGGGCGGGCGGAACCGTTGATGCTAAGATTCAAGAGTCAGATGATAACGCGATATGGACGGATTGGACCGGAGGTGCATTTACTCAAGTCACCTCTGCAAACGATAACGCTATTCAGGAAAAGGCCTATACAGGAACAAAGGCTTATATTCGAGTAGTGGCAAAAGTTCTTGTCGCGGCGTGTGAGTTTGGCGCTGATATAATCGTCAATTCAGCGGTAACGGCTGACGATGATAATTTAACCGACCTCATTACCGAAGCGCGGGAGATGGTTGAAAATATCACGCGAAGGGCTTTACTTACTCAAACATGGTACGCCTACCTTGATGAATTCCCCTGTGAAGAGTTTATCAAGATTCCTTTTGGCAATCTGGCAAGTGTAACTTCAATTAAATATAAAGATTTAGACGGTACAGAAAGCACAATGACCGTAACTACAGACTATCTTGTGGAGACAAACGGCGAGGGATTTGGACGAATAGTTTTACCGGACGGCGTATCGTGGCCGACAGACAGCCTTTACCCTTCAAATCCGATCACGATTGAATTTGTTTGCGGTTGGACAGCAGCAGCAAGTATCCCGAAGAACATTAAAAGGGCGGTCAAATTAGCGGCAGAGGATGCCTATTATCATGGAGACCGGAATGAAGTTTTAAAACCGGCAATAATGAATTTGCTTAATAACTATCGACTATGGGGTGAATTTTGAGAACAAGTCCCAGCCAATTCGACAAAAGAATAACACTACAATACCCGACAATAGCGAAGGACGCTATGGGTTCTCCGGTTACAACATGGAATGACACGGCGACAGTATGGGCGAAGAAAACTACTCATAGGAGCGACGAGGCAGTTCAGGCAATGGCAACAACCGGAATTCAGGTTCACAATTTTAGAATACAGTTTCGGACAGATGTTAAAAGTTCATGGCGAATAAAACAAGGCAATGCTTATTTTGCGATTATCGGCCCGCCGATTGAAGTCATAGACGGAGTAATGAAGTATCTGGATATCACGGTTAAAGAGGCGAAATGAATAATATTCTAACAGCAATTTATGGGAAGTTTACGGGATCGGCTCTTTTATCGGACGTTGGCGGGAGAATCTATCTTGACCGCGCCCCTGATAATTGCGAATTTCCGTATGTGGTTTATTCAATCGTTTCTGCTGTACCGGAAAAGACTTTTACAGAGCATTACACAAATACATTGATTCAGTTTTCTTTATTTTC